GTTCTCTTATTACCTTACCAGTATAACCTAAAGTTTTTAATGCTTTATTATTTCTATAATGATCAGTTAGTGAACTAAATACAGAACCAATAATACCACCAGATTTAATTACTGTATCTAATGGAGCATCAGCAAATTGTTTAGCTTTAGTTGTAGCAGTTTCATCTATTAAAGATGTATATTTACTATTTTTAGTTTGGCTTTTTAAATTATTTAAAGCTATATCTAAATTTTCTACAACAAAATCTTTAGTTGTTTGTTTACCTTTTACTTTGTTTAATTTAGATCCTTGTAAATTAGAATTAGATAATGCTTGTAATTGATTAAGTGTTTGTACTTTATCTTTATCAGATACATCAGGTGAATCTAAATATGCTTGAAGATTAGCTGTTTGATATGTAGCTGTATCAATAATACCTACAGTTTGTTCTATTTTTGTTTTACCTGTTTTAGGATCATAGACAGCACTGGTAATTTTACCTGGTCCATATCCAGCATCTATATTAACATCACCTTGATATGCTTCTGTTTCATAATCAAAAGCTTGACTTACGCCTGGAGGTGATTGTGGTCTATCAAAAGAATCTCTAGAATCAGATGCTATACCTATAGTAGATCTATCTGGACCTACTGTTAAATCAGCTCTAGATGTTCCTGAATCTGTATGTGGATTAGGTCTACTACCTGATCCTGTATTTGATGGATCACTATAAGAACTTGATGATGTTCTAGTATCAGAATAATTACTAATACCTTTTTCTGTTGACATTGCAGCTTCTATTCCAGAAACTTCCATATCATTAGATCCATCGTTACCAGATCCTCCTCCTCCTCCTGACATATTAACTCCTTATAATATTGCTAAAACAATAATGATTACAGCTATAACTGCACAAGTTGTTTTATGTTCTTTAACTATGTGTGGTATATGATCTTTAAGTTTCATTATAATAAGCCTCCTAATAATCCAAAACCTGCACCTATTGCAGCTCCCATAGGACCACCTATTGCTCCTATTTGTGAACCGATTGCAGCTCCTGATAATGCTCCACCAGCAGCCATACCTACAGGATTAGGTTTAGGTTGTGTTTGTGTACCTATTGTCTGAGGTAAACCAAAAGCTATTGGTGAAACTGTTTGTTGATATTGTTGTAATGCAGCAAATGGAGCTAGTTGTCTTTCTGCTTGTATATCTTCTAAAGCTCCTCCTACAGCTGTTAAACTTGGTACAGCTCTTGCTGTTTGTAATTGTCTATTTCTTTCTCTTTCTAATTGTGCAAATGCAAGTGGTAATGCTCTATCTGCAACTTGTCCTATGACAGCAGATTGTGCTCCCATACTTGTTGGAGTTCTACCTGCACCACTAAATTCTGCTGCAACATTTGTATAGATATCTTTACCAGCTTGTGCAATCAAAGGAGATAAAAAAGGATTGCTAAATTTACCTTGTATAGTATCCATAAGTTGTTGATTAGCAGCTTTAGCCATAGTTTCTTGTGCAGCTAAACCTTGAATAGTTTGTGTGCTTGGTGCTACATAGCCAGTACCTGCTGGTCCTTGACCATATATAGTTCCAGCTTCAGATATAATCTGATTTAAAGCTGGTGTTGCTGGTGCGTAAGGTTCTACTCTGTTTACTGTAGTAGATGTTCCTCCACCACCTCCTCCTCCAAATGACATATTATTTTTTCTCCTTATTGTGTTTTTCTAATAATACATGACTTTCTTTAAAACCAAAGGGTTTAAGTACACGTTTCCATCCTGGTCTCGCTACTAACTCTAATAAATCGCAGTTGTTTTGCCATGCAAAATCTTCTATTTGTTTTATTAGATGTTGCCATTTTTCACGATGATTACCAGTCATGATTTTAATATTTAAACATCGTTGTAATGGTCTTTGTATTATTTCTGTAACTACTACTCCATAATACTTTTTATCTTGTGAATCCCAAAGAATCCATAATTGCATCTTATTTTGTAAAATCCATTCTTTTATATGATCTGATGTACAATATTGATTTCTAGATAATGCATCTGCAATATTAGCAGACACCATACCCCAAGCATCATTAACATTTTCTGTTGGTATTCTAACCAGTTCGATCACGTTATTTCTAAATAAGATACTACAATGTGCAACTGATTACCAGCTGACGCTTGTGCTTTAAGTTCCTGTCCTGCTTGTATTACTAATGGTTGTGTAAGTAATTCTTTTGTTTGATTAGCAGATAAGCTTTCACTTTTAAACAAACTAAAAATGTTAGCAGATTCAACTAATGTAATATCTATAGTTGGTGTGGCACCTGTATCTTCAGATATTAATATTGATTTTATAATACAAGTAGATCCAGTGGGTACATTAAGTAACACCACTAGACCTGTTGACGTTAAATCTGCTTTTACATTTTTGTATGTATTAGCCATTAGTTTTTTATTATTCTTCTATTGGTGGTGTATAACCAGTCAATGCTGTTGCTTCAGCTTGTGTTAATCCCAAGTCTAAAAGTTTTTTATTACCATTAGCTTGGTCTGTTTCATTTTGGTTTTTTTCTGCTAATTCTGTTTCGTCTTTTTCTGCAACTTTAACGTCTTGTGCTTGAACTTGTGAAACTTCATCAGCAGTTAATTCAACCTCTAAACCATTAGGATTTTCTGGATTAAATATTACTTTTTTCATTTATATATTCTCCTTATTCATTATGAGTTCTTTAAGCCATAAACATAGATATGGTCTGCACTAACATTATAACTTGAATTATGACCTTTAAAAGTTAGTCCACTTATTGCATTAGTGTTGTTTTCATATTGTGCAACACCTTGAACTAAATACCAATAAGAACCCATAAAAGACATTCCTGAATAATGTACTGGTTTGTATCTATTCGTATTTAATGGGTCAAAGATTGTTATTTCAGAACTGAGTCTTCTACTTGCTGTATCATCTTGCCAACCAATTCTAAATTGACTATCGTTTATTGAGTGAGATGTAGATGAACTTGGTGTATTTCCTGTAGTCAAATCATTATAAGCTGCCAAATACTGATAATCACTAGATGTTGCAGCTGAACCACCTTGATTTACTTGCACTTGAAATTTATTACCATCAGCAGTAGCATTTATTAAGTATATTTTATAAACATCATAATCACTTGTAAAATATCCATCTACTGAAAATGATTGTACTTCACTTGTTTGTGTAAGACTTGCAAGTCTAACAAAGTCAGAAGATACTGTTCCCCATTCTGGGTGATTAGTTCCTTGTTTTAAAACATTACCAGATGTACCTTTAGCTAGTCTTTGTAATCCACTTCCATCTCTGTAAAGCATATCACCTTGTGTTGTTAATGTAGTACCTACATCTGTACCATCTGTTCCTTTAGCTGCTAATTTTGTCCAATAGGTAGCATTGGAAGTAGCATTGCCTGTTGAAGCTAGTATACAAATGAATGTTTCATCCCCATGAGTGACGATATCATCAACTACATAAGCAGTAGCACCATTATAGGCACCTCTGAATACTGGCTTAATTCTACCTAAATTTACTGTTGCCATTTATATTTTCTCCTTTGTTGTTAGACTGTCACTAACAGTTCACCATCTGAGTTCACTGAGAATGTAAGTCCTTTTTTACTAAAAAAGCTCTCATCAAATAAATCTGTCTGAGAACTATCGTTTGTAGCTACTGATATATTATCAGAGCCATTTGTTTTTGTAAGAATAAGATCCTCTTTCTGACTACCAGTACCATTAGTTTTTTTAAAACCATATAGGTCTGTATTACCTAATGATTCCTGTGTAGAAGTAGCAATTTCTGCTAATTCGATCTTACCACTGCTGATCATGTCAGCTAAGTCTCTTGCTCTTGTCATATTATGTTACCAAAGCGTCTGCTTCAGCTTCAGTTAATGGCTCACCAGCAATTAATTTAGCTTTAGCACTTGCTCTATTTGTTTTAACTTGTTCAAGTCTATCTTTTTCAGCTTGTATTGCGTCATAGTAAGATTGTGGAAAGTCAAATGAACCATCTGCTTTTTGTTCCATGTGAGCTTCAACATTATCTGCTATTTCAACAAAACCATCTTCAAAGTTAGGTTGTACTTGAACAACTATATTATTTTCTATTTTTCCATATTTCATATTGTATTACTCCTTATGCTACTTTCCAAAGCATTACACTATTTGGATGTCCACTCTGTACTGTTGTTTGGTTATTTGAATCTTCAATGTAATATTGAAGTTCTACATTTTTTTGTGCTGATATAGTAAATTTACCATTCATAAAACTTGGACAAGAAGATGCATCATTTGGACTACCCCAAGAATGTCCACCACTACCCATTAATAAATCTGCACCATCTGTTGTATTTCTTAATCTAGCATTGTAGCCATTAGTTCTATAAGCCATAAAAAATGATTGTGAAATGTAAGTTCCAGCAGGAATTGTCATAACACCACTACTTAAACTTGCACCAGATACTTCGTTAGTTCTTACAGTAGTTAAACCAAGTTTTGTCCAAGAGTTAGTAGTGTTTGTTGCAAAAGTTCCTTCAGTACAATGAAACAATTTAGTTCCATAAGTATCGTCTGCTGTTCCAAACTCTAAAGCCGTTGCACCAGAATTTACTTTTACTACCTGTCCTGCTGTTCCGATTGATAATCCACTATTCCAAATTCCTCCAGAACCAGCAGAAAATGTATTCCAATGAGCTGTGCTTGTAGGTAAATTACCTGTTGTTGATGTTTTTGCTATGTATGCTGACCCATTATAGTAGACAACATCATTAGCAACGTAGGCAGTTCCACCTGCATAATCACCCTTATGAGTGAATGAAAGTTTGCCTATATCTATTGTAGCCATATTTTTTTCCTCCTATTATATGGTTGCTATTAAGCTGCCATTTGAAAGTGAGAATGTAAAACCACTCGCACTAAATAAAACATCATCAAACGCAGCATATTGAGTATTTGTGATGTTGTCTTGACCTTGATTGGTCGTTGTTACTTGTAAATTGTTATTAAAAGGTGCTGGTGTATTTGCTTGTCCTCCCATTCCTGAATGCGATGTACAATAATAATACAATGTTGGAGCACCAGTTGCAACTACTATAGTTAGTTTGTTGTTTCCTGAGTCTCTTGTTACTCCAGTAGTGTATTCAGATCCACCACCATGCGATCCATCTGATGTTGTAGAAAACGCAAATGGATGTGATGAAGGGTATGTAAATACATAAGTGTTTCCTTCAATAAGTTCTAAAGTTGGTTGAGCAGCACCCATAATATGAAATCTATTAGCTCCTGCATATGATGCAGAAGTTACTGTATAAGCTACAGTTGATGCCACAAATGACATATTAAAGCCATAAACTTCTGCTGAAGATGCATTACCAAATTCTAATGCAGATCCACCAGCATTGACTTTCATTACCTGTCCTGCTGAACCTAATGATCCTAATCCTGTACCACCATCAGATACTCCTAAGATACCACCAAATCCTGGTACATCAGCGTATTCTAATGCTGAACCACCACTATTTACTCTAAGAACCTGATTAGCAGATCCTAAAGATGTAAGTCCAGTACCACCTTTTGTAGTAGGTACAGTTGGTAAACGATCTGATCCTAGTGTTCCTGATGTAATGTTTGCTGCATTTATTGCTGCAACATTAAATGTTCCAAATCCTACTAAATCTAAAATATCACCAGCAGCTGCACCAGATGCTAGAACAACAGAGTTACCTGATGTTACTGTAACGTCAGTTCCATTAACAAGCTTAACACCATTAAGATAACAATCAATAAATGGTGAATCATAACTAAGTGTATTTCCTGCTGAATCAGCTCCTGAAAATGTAGTTTGACCACCAGTAGCTGTGTATTGGAATCTAGCAGAAGTACCATTTACAGATGATCCTGCATTTGCCCAACCAGATGATTTATAAACTTTTAATTCATTAGCTGTCGTATCGAAATAAAGGTCACCCACATCCAACGAACTGGTCGGAGCCGATGATGCTATTCTATATCTTTCAGCAAATGAGTTTACACCTGATAGGTTGTTAGATACATTTGTTACATGACCACTAGCTTCTGCTGATGCAAGAGCTGATAATCCTGATATTCCTGCAAGTGTAGCAATATTATTTGTAGGACTGATTTGTCCAGCTACTGTATTAATATTTGTAGTGTTTGCTCCAGCATTAGATATGTTAGTTGCATTGGCAGCAACAATCGATACTTCAGATGCTTTTGGAACTAATCTTACAAATGTGTAAGTGTTTAATGTAGTTGTAGTTTCAACTAATAATCCAAATCCTGCTGCAAATGTAACTGTGTTTCCACAACCATTTAAGGTAACTGTAGAGTTTCCAACTGTTCCATTAGCTATAGTAATTACTCCAGAGCTGTTGGAAGTTATCCCAGTGGATAATGCTGTAATACTAACAATAGTACCTGCTCCATTGTTTACATCTGGATTAGCATTAGGAAAACTTGTTTCGTTTGCTATTGGTACAAATCCACCTACATCATCAACTAGATCTATAATTCTGTTTGATACAGCAGCAGTTGTTGCTACTTTAGTATCTGAATTACTCCAAGCATCTCCTGATGCTATTGTTTCTGTAGAGTCTTGTCTAAAATATCTAGCGTCAGAAGCAGATGTTGTAAATACAGTTACATCATCAGGTGTGCTACCTGATTGTGATGAAGCATCTACTAATAAACCTGAAGATAAATTTGCTCCTGTAATAATACCAGTTGGTATTGAGTTATTTGTTTTTGATAAAATACCTACATAAATAACTAAAGTTTCATTTTGTAAAGATCCTGAATCCCAAGTTACGTTTACTGTTGTATTTGTAGAAAATGATGAACTAGCTATTGTTCCAACTATTGTTCCTGTAGATGATCCTACAGCTTTTACCCTTCTACCAGCATGATAGAATGATGTTACGTTAGCTCCAGCAACTGTAAATGCTGTTCCACTAACATACGCAAAAGTATGTGCTCCATCACCATCACCATAAATTACCCATTGAGAGTCATTATAAAACTCTCTAATATCAGCTGTAATAGCTCTGAAGGCATTGTTTATGTTAGAAGGTAACATACCTTCAGCTATATTAACACCTCCTACTGAGCTGTTATTACTAGCTGTTGTACTATAATCTTTTATTCCTGCCATTTTTCTCCTAACTCATGAACCAAGCAAAAGCTTTGTCATTTTCTGTATTATTTTTATTAATTAATTCGTTCACACTTTGTTCTAATTGTCTTTGAAAAAATTCTTGTGACTCAAACGAATATCGTACGTTATCTATATCATTAGTATCACTCATCTTATTCCTGCTTTACTTAATACAAAATCTACTCCTTGTGCATGAGTAAATGTTGTTTTTGATGGTATTTTAACATTAGCTCTAATGTATCTTCCAGACTTTCTAACTGGATTCATACCACTACTATTTTGTGTTACTGATGTAGATTCAGATTCATTATCAGCAACTCTTTCTCTAGTCTTTACTGTTAATGTAGATACTGCATCTACGATTGGTCTTACTCCTGTTATGTTAGCTCTAAGTCCTGCAAAAGGTTCAAGTTCTGCTGTTTCTACTTCACATTCATTAGAGTTTCCAGAAAATATAGCTGCTTTATAATTTTCATCTATAGCTCCTAAAAACATTTGACCACCATTCCAAAAGTCTGTGTCAAGAGCTGCATTAATATTTTCTAAGTTTTCAGATATAATATCCATTAACTCTACTGTAAAAGCTCCAACAAATTGTGGAAAAATTACACTTGTATTAGCTTCTGCTAATGACCATTTTTTAGTAGCATAATTATATATAATAATTCTATCACATAATCCTGATGCATTAGGTGATGTATTGACACTTGGATATGCCCATAATGCTAACTGATTAAATGGGTCAACAGCTGCTTTAATTTTATCTGTATATGCTTTGTTAAGATCTAAATCAAAAAATCTATTTACTTTTTCTGCACCAATAGGTGATATTGTATCTCCTGATAATTGATAGAATCCATCATCAGAATAAAAGAATACATTTCTATTATCTTGACAAACTGTTTGTCCATAAACAGCTCCTCTATTTGGTGATATAACTGATAATCTAAATACTACAGATCCACCAACAAAGTCCATACGAATGATTTGATTTTGTCTAAATACATATCCTATCTCACCAGATGTAATATGTACTATTCTACCACCTGATCCAGGTAAGTCTTGAAAGTCTGCTTGTTTACCTTGCCATGTAGTAAGATCATTAATACCTGACCATTGTATTCTATTTGTTTTTGTAGGTTGATTACCTGTTACAAAAAAATCTCGAATAACTCCTGAAACTCTAAATGTAGGTAATGATCCTGCTGTAACTATAGAACTAAGATTAGCAAAGTTTGTAGATGTACCCATTAAATAATATTGTGGTGCATCAACTCCATTACTAGCAATTACATAGTTACCAAATTGTGTAAATGTAATAAAATCTGTATTTGTACCAGTAAGTCCTGATTTTCTAGATGTAAATGTTCCTGTAGCTAACTGATATATATTTGTATTTGTTGCTACAAAATTAAAAATATTATTTGAGTTATCTCTAAATGAACCTGCACCTCTAGCATTTGCACCTATATTATTTGTAGTATAGTCAACTAAAGATGGAAATCTTTTATATGTATTTAATGTATGATATACATTTGTAGCTACATTAGCACCTGGTTTTAAATGTTCAGGTTGATCAGGTAGCCATTCTCCAAAAGGTACTTGCATTATCTATTCCTATAAAATGATAAATCTGTTTGTACATCTGTTCTTTGTGTAACAGGTGCACCTCCATATGTATCATGTCTATCATTATTCTCACATCTTTCTAATGCAGTAGAATACATCTGTAACCATTGTGATAGTTGTGTTTGATCTATTCCACCAAGAAAGTTAGCTGCATGATACAAAGATCCATATAAATATATTGCTGGATGTTTTGCTAAGATATAATTTGATGTATTAGAATCACTAAGCTCTGATATAGCTTTATAGTATGATAACTTCCCAGTATAAGAAATATCAGGAGCAGGACCAAATCTGAATTTTTCAACTTCATTGTCGCTCTCTATAGTATAACATCTTGGTCTACCAGTTCTTGATCCACCTTTTATTTCAAACATATTATGTGGTGTAATATATTCTAATGGATATTTAGTTGATGATGATAATATATAAAATGATCTTACAGCTAAAAAACCTGTAGGAACATTTACTTGTTCAGCATTAATGGTAACATCATCTTGTTGTTCCATTTGTCTAATTCTTAACTTAGCATTAAAGTCAGCTTCTGTTAGTTTAATAAAATCATCTTGTATCTCAGTAGTGAGATCTGATCTATTTAAGAAGTTTGCAATAGATGCTTTTAATTCTGAATATGTTGATAATGCCATTATAAATTCCCACTAGCTGTTCTAAAATATCTAAACTCATTACTATTAAGTTTAGTTCTCATAATTTTTCTTTGTATTTCTTTTGGTAATGCAAACCAGTTGTTGCTACCATTATATTCTTTTGCCCAGATCTGTAGCACTAATGGTGGTACACTAGCTACTCTTTTCATTTCTCTAGCTTTAGACATATATCCATCATCATGATTATAAAGCTCTTTATTTCTTTTCAACAAAGGATTTACATTTTGTTGATTATTAATAGTGAGTTTACCATCTGACTCTTGAATATACTTGGTCTTTATTCCACCATCGTATTCTACAGATCGAACTTTTCCCATTACTCTGTCAATTCAGTTACGTATAAATTTACAGATCCTATAACTGCAACTTTTTCACCTTCAGATACTTTGAAGTATTCTGATGATTTAGATTCTAAAAATATTTTAGAAGTTGTTGCTGTAGGATTAACTCCAAACTCAATATGACAATCTGCATCTGGTACTACTCTAACGTACTCTATATTAGAACCAAATGCTGATGATTGAGCTGATGTTCCTGATGAATTAACTTTTTGTGTAGTAACAGGTCTCATCGCAATGTGTGACATGTTACTCCTTATCTTCTTATTACAAAAGTTACGTTAAGTTTGTTAGCTCCAGTAGATGCACCATCAGTAAGCATTTCAATAGCTTGACCTTCTTGGACATCATTTGCTGCTGTAGGTTCTGCTGTATCTATATCACCAGCTGCTGAACCTGAATGTGCAACAGTTATTCCACCACCAGTAACAGCAGTTCCACCTATTTCAAAAGATATTCCTGCATTACCACCAGAGATTGCTCCCTGTAATGATGTAATAATTTTAATTATTTTACCTGAATCAGGTACTGGTACAAAAGTTGATGATGCTGTGCTGATGTCAGCAATTTCAGCATGTAAAAAATAGTCGTTTAATGTTCTCATTATATTCCTTAAATGTTCCGATCTTAACCTTCTCTCAGATCTTCATTTTTATAGAATCTGTTGGGGGAGCAGATTTATAGGTTACTCCCCCAAACAGTTTAATTATTATGATGTAGTCAAGTCTGCAACTAATCCAGATGCTTTTTCGTTTCTAGACTCTAAAGTCGCTTCAACTAAAAGCTGTCTCTTTTCAGAGTCACCAGTTTTTGCAAGTTCATGCATACTGAAGTCTCTTAGGAACGCTATTGCAAAGTAGTTCATGTCTAACACATATGCATCTCTATCTCTAGAGAATCTGTTAGGTACTACTTGTAATTGACCAAAATCAGATGCATATACATCTACAGAAGTGTATAATGTAGCGTCTGCACCTGCATCAAATCTAGTTGAATTACCAGTAAATCCTGATAATTTTTGTTTGTTGAATGGTCCTACCATAATCATAGAAGGATCACCACCCTCATTCCAAACTGATTTGATTACTGATTTTAATTGTGCTTCTGTGAAAGCTCTTTGAGTTCCATCAGTTCTTGCTGTATTACCAGCTCCACCTGATGAACCAGATGCACCAAGATCGTCATTAGTTTCGATCCAAGCACCTAAAGAACCAAATTTTCTAGCAGTTGATGAGTTACCTGCAACTTCTGCTTGGTTGCCAGTTACTGTAGCTTCCATGTCTCTTTTTAGTTCTTTTGCTTTCTTAGCAATTTGATATGCTAACTCAGATGCTCTACCTGCTTTGTCTACTGACTCTTGTGTTCCTGTGATTACAACAGTTTTGTCCATAATCTGAGAACTATTTGAAAGTCTAGTAGTTGCAGAAACTGCATCTAAAGTTGCTTCATCGCCTTCAATAACAGCATTGTTAGTTGCTGCTGCTGCTAAAGCGTCTGTTTGCCATTCGTGAAGAACTGCAGTAGCTTTTGTTTTAGCTGCTGAGCTGATGAATGGCGTATCTGTTGGTGAGATACTGTAGATTACGTCAGAAAGATCTTCTCTTTCACCGACTGAATCATACGTATCAAACGTGTTAGTTGGTTGTGCCATTGTTTATTTCCTTTGTTGAGATTTAAGATTAATAATGTCAAGTATTGCAGAAGAAGCATCATTAATGTTTCCTGTCTTACGTAACTTGCCAATTTTATTTCTTATTTGCTCTCTACCAGAACTTGCTGATGACTTTGCAACACCAGGTTTAACAACCTTTGGAGCATTTGCTACTTTCTTTTGAACGATAGGTCTTTTATCTTTCAAAGATTGATAGCTCATTGCATCCTTTGCAACCATTAAAAATCTATGGTCTGCAAGTGATCCGATCTCATCATCATTAAATCCATATCCTCTAAGTGAGTTACGCATATTAAGTTTGAATTGATCTGCTTTATTTGGATCGCTATACTCTGGTATTTTTGATGCTGCTAACTCTCGCTGTGTTTCAAGGAACTCATTGTATTGTTTAGCCTGAGCTTCTCTAGCTTTAGTTTTCATTTCATTAAGTTGCACTTGTTTTTGCCTTAATTCAAAATCTAACTTTGCAGCTTGTGTAGGATCTTCTTCGTATAATCGTTGAAGATCTTGACTTCCTTGTTGTTGTCTGACAGTTGCGTCAGCAGTTGCTATAA